GTCGAACTTTTTGGGTTTAAAAAACGACTCCAAACTATAACAATCCAACAGTCGCAGATTTCGCAGCGTTTCTTTTTCATCGTTCGTCCAATCTATAAAAGGCATTTCGGGCAATCTTTGGGGATGCCCTTCCGCCACATTTGGGACAAAGAGGTTCGTACCGTTACTATCAATATTAAACCAACCACAATAAGTATTTCACTACTATTATTCATTTTGCACCTTCTTTCAAAGCCAGCTTTCCAATATTCTTCTTTCACATTTTGTCCAAGATTTATCTTTGAGAATCTTTTTTAGATGCGGTTTTATTTTGCCATCTATTGCCGAATAACATCCAGATAAATCTAATTTCCATTTTGATAATTTTTCCTGCCAAAAAAACCGAGATAATTCTGTTGGTAAAATTTTTCCTTCGGTCTTAAAAGGTGGTTCATAAACATAATTCCAAAAAGGCGAAACAGCCTTGCACCCCTCTGCGAAGCTATTCCACTTTGCGAAGCTGCACCCCTCTGCGAAGCTGCACCACTCTGCGAAGCTATTCCACTTTGCGAAGCTGCACCCCTCTGCGAAGCTGCACCCCTCTGCGAAGCTGCACCCCTCTGCGAAGCTGCACCTCTTTGCGAAGCTGCACCTCTTTGCGAAGCTGCACCTCTCTGCGAAGCTGCACCCCTTTGCGAAGCTGCACCCCTTTGCGAAGCTGCACCCCTCTGCGAAGCTGCACCCCTTTGCGAAGCTGCACCCCTCTGCGAAGCTATTCCACTCTGCGAAGCTGCACCCCTTTGCGAAGCTGCACCCCTTTGCGAAGCTGCACCCCTCTGCGAAGCTATTCCACTTTGCGAAGCTGCACCCCTTTGCGAAGCTGCACCCCTTTGCGAAGCTGCACCCCTCTGCTAAGCTATTCCACTCTGCGAAGCTATTCCACTCTGCGAAGCTGCACCCCTCTGCGAAGCTGCTATATGCAGGAAATTGTCTTATGCCCAATTCATTAGGTTTTACTTCATCAACATCTTCTTGTGTCCATATTTTTATTTTCATAATTTTGCCTCAAAGCCGTGTCCGTCAGGTCTCCGTACCCAACGGACACAATTCGTTCTGTGTTTACTTCACGCCCAAATTCGCTCTTGCTTCGCCGATATTCTTATATAAGAGAGTTTCGACCGCCTTAACTTCCGGCGTTGTAGAAGCTGATACTTCTTTCATTGTTAATTCTGTGCCTTGTTTATGAGCTTGATACTTTGCATCGTTCTTTTTGGCTTTTTGGTCTTTTAAATATGTTCCTATCCCGCCGACCAAAACAAGTATGCCGAGTATTCCTTCTACTACAGGTGCGTATGGATTTAATGGGGCAGAGCCTGCGTTTATAACACGAGCAATAGCTATCCAGTCTGCAAACGTATTGCCAGAGGGTTGCACATTTGCTATTGCCACCGTAACATCAGCCAGTATTTTTTGTGCGTTATCAATCTTTGTCTGCAATTCGATATTGGCCGCTTTCAACTTTATGATTGTGTTTGGGTCAAGTGGAGAATTGGCATCGGTAATCATTGCCAATATACCTTGCTGTATTTTTTGGTAATTATCCACCTGGACCTGCAATTTCGGCACTTCGGTCCTGACATACTCTTTGGCTTGTTCCGGTGTTAGGGAAGTAGTGAACTCACAACCACCGGCCAACAAGGCCAGCATACACATTATTACAATCCACTTTTTCATTTTTTTTACTCCTTAAAAAAAGTTATTTGTTTTGGCCATTCCTGTAATTGCAGGTCTTTGGGCCATTCGTTTATGTTCTTGTTAAGTTTGCCACCAATGTGAAGTTGCTTTATAAACACCGGCACGCTTGCGGCATTGCATTGTCCAACCAAATCCCGTACCCATTCGAGTTTACATTCTCGGCCTGGATGACCGCCGATAGATTCTGCACCAATAATTACCCACTGTAGATATTTCAGATAATCAGAGATGTAAATATCAGACAATAATGGTTCTAAACTGACAACTCTCAACGTTGTTGGTATTTGGATTAAGTCGTTTAAGCGGTGCAGATTTTTTTCATTCTCAACTGAAACGCCGAGCCAGATATTGGGCAAGGGATTATGTATAATTTCAGTATTGGCTTCGAGTTTACATTCTCGGCCTGGATGACCGCCGATAGATTCTGCGCCATTGAAATAAATATAATCCAACAAAGGTTCTCGTATGCCTTTATGTCTCCAAAATTCATTCATTGCATTTGGCACGTGATAAGTCCATAAGTCAGGCTGATTAAAATATTCAAACATCGTTTTTTCTCGTTTGGTTAAAATCTGAAAAGTATGCCAATGACACAAAGTTATTACAGCCATTACTCTGTCTATAAAATCAAACGGCACTTTTTCGTGGAATAAGTCCCCCATACTGCAAACAAAAATTTTACGGGGCTTCTTCCAGTGAAAGGGCTCGTCGAGTGCTTCGCGATGCAGCGTAACTTTGAATTCATTTCTGTACCGCTCCTGCCCCATCGCCTGCAGACGCTTAGCCATTCGCTCGGCATAGCAATTCAGACAGCCTGCGCTGATTTTAGTACAGCCGGAAACCGGATTCCATGTCTGTTCAGTCCAAGGGATTTTACTTGCCATCGGATTCTCCTTTCAGAATTTGCTCATAACCATCGGGTTAGGTTGTTTTTCAATTGTCGGCTTCAATTCAAAATCCTGCAAAGTAAATTCTAAAATTTTAGCCTGCCAAGTGCGCAATTTGCCGCCACGCTCTTGGCGTTTAAGTAATTTTCGCCAGCTCCATAATTCAATATACCCTCCTGCTTTCAGCCATTCGATTGCCAATTCGTTTTCAAGGACCGCTTTTCTATGTGATGAAAAGCCAGATGGGCCGGTCGATTGAATGCCCAAAATCTTTTGTCCGGGTCCAAGACAAACAATATCTATAAAGCCGAAAAGGTCAACACGGCGACCTATTTGTTTGCCGTTTATCACCGGTCCACCATAAGGATTCCACTTTTCGGAGATAGCACATATCCGGCCCAGGTCCCGCAAAGCCCGTAGTGTTCTCTGTGTATACGAAAGCCCTTTAGTTGCCATCATATCACCTCTTCTTTGATTGTTTCTGTCCCATCATCGAATGGTAAAGTCGATTGTTTTTCCTCATCCCTTCCGATTTCCTCAATAAATACAGGGCATTCAAAAAGAAGTCCTGAATCTCCAAGCCACTGTGCAAATGACAATCGCAATCCCTTCCGGCGAAGAACCGGAAAATTTCCTCGCACGTATCTTACTGTTTTTTCTTTCTTTGTCATTGTAATGCTCCTTAAATTTTCCTGGGTTTATAATTTATTTACCTTCCATATTTTTTCTTAACCTTTTCGGGCAGATGTTCTTCACAAAGAAATTGGTCGTAGTTCCCGCTTATGTCTTTATAAACAGCCGGAAGACCGCAGGCAGGACGACCACAAGTTTTACCGGATATTGGGAAAAGTCTTCCCCCCTTAACAATTCCCCCTTTACTATTACCTTTACTATTACCTTTACTATTACTATTACCTGTGGGGTCTCCGAGACCCCTTTTTGTTATTATCTGTGAAATCTCTTCTAAAACCTTATCCCCAAAAGAGTTATGCGAATGGATAATTTTCAATATACCTTTATGAAAGGTACTTTCTGGATTAAGAGGTAGATTTTTCTGATGATAGAGAAAATTTATTAACCAGATCATTTCACCTTCTTTTATATAGGCTCTTTTTAACTCCTCGAAGACCTCTGGTAGGGGTCCAAAAGACCCCTTGCAATTTTCAAGTAATCCTTCGAGAGATAAAGGCAATCCCGTCTCGAAGGCTGCTCGCTCAAAATCTATTTCCCAAAAACCAGCTATGTCACAATTATCACAGAGATATTGAAAGAGTAATTTGCCTTCGATAGACAATTTATGAAACCATTTGTCCTTCCATTTATCTGTCTGTGTAAATCTATTTGCCATTCTTTTTCTCCTCAATCGCCGGTCGCAGGTTATATCTTTGGTCATTAGTATCAACAGGCCGCATTGTTTTTGTACATTGGTTACATTGATTCATTTTTTTACCTCAACTCCAAATAAAGCCATCGATAATAAGTAATAAACCATACTGCCCACAATATAAGATGAAACGGATTCCAACAAACGAACGCAAAGGTGCCAAGACCAATCCCGGATAAGAGGGCAGAAAACGAACATATCATGTGCCCAATCATATAAGTTGCTGCTTTTTTAACCTTTGCCATTATTTATCGACCTTGACTCCTCGCCATTTATGCCAACCATGCAGAGCCAGCAAAATTAAAATCGCATCTCGTGCGCACATAGACCAAATTTGAAAATGGCTGTGCAGATAAAGACAAATACAGTTGCTTATCAGGAAAAAACAGAAGCACATAATCAATTTGTGGTTGTTAAGATATACGCCTATTACAGCGAGAATCATTGCGATAGTACCTAAGATTTCATATATCATTTTTCCACCTCAAATAGTGTCATCTGTCCATCCCTTGTCTTTTTGATTTTTAAACAGTGAGGACTTATAAATAATCGCTCCCTGTGCCGATTTAACATTCCTCGTCCTTTTGAATTTCGGTTTGCATAACCCCCGCCAGTGGACCACTTCTCAAAAATCCAACCACTGTCCAAAAGGGTTTTATACTCATCTTCATAGCCGCAAACAACTATTCGGTAATTCGGATTTTTACCCCTCTCCAAAGCCCATTTTTCAACGTCCTTTCCTACTTGTAAACTATCGTGAAAATAAATATTTTTATCACGGCCCATTGTTGCATAGGGCGGGTCAAAGAACATCCCGACAGGCTTATTTTTGTCCTGCCAATTTCCGCCACAAACCCTCGTCCAGTCACCACAAACAACCTTAACATATCGCAGGCGTTTCGATAATAAATTCATCCGTTCGTAAATGCCCCTATCGCGTGTTGTGATGCCCCTATCGCGTGTCAAGTGCGGTATTTGAGATGTGATGCCCTTATCGTCTGTCAAGTGCGGTATTTGATTAGGGCAGAGCATTCCAGTCCCAATCCAGCAGGAAGTCGCCCATACCCAATAGCCAGCCAATTTTGCGTCGTGCCATTCAGGGTCGTTTTGCAATCCGTCGAGTAACTTTTGCTCGTTATCTATCAACACTTTTTTTCTGGCTATCAAATCGGCGTGATTAACCGGCCAATCGCACCATCTTGCAACTTCATCCGGCGAAAACTGTATTGCTCGCCAAGCATTACAGAGCCAGCCGTCTTTGTCATTTACAATTTCGTAAATCTTATCTAATTTTGTAGGTGGTCGTTTCAATAGCACCGCACCACTGCCGAAGAACGGCTCGATATATTGTTTTACATCTCCGAGATAACGCCACACTCGGTCAGCTACCCTTCCCTTGCCGCCAAAATAAGGAAACGGAGCTTTTAATCTTTTATCCATAAGTTCGGGGATTTTTTCAAATTCCTGCTGGGTCATTTTCTTGCCTATAGAAAAACAGAGCGGCGTTTGTTTTCTTAGCTTTACCGAATCCGTTCCCACAATACAATCCATTTCGCCGCCCTGTTACTTGATAATTGTCTTCACAAAAAACTTATCCTCAATTTCCTGCCTCGTTTTTTCCTTATCGGTAGTATTTTCGCTCATGTGGAGCAAATGAATTTCGGAGCACCGGCTTAAATCACAGAACTCTTTCAGATACTTAATCGCCGTCTGTTTTTCCATGTGGCAGTTTAGAAGTCGCTTAGCCAGTTCCTCGTTTATCTTGCCGGTGTCAAGCCGCTCCTGGAGAATCTCTTTATCGTAACTGCACTCGATTGCGATGATGTTGAACGGTATTTTGAATCGCTGCTTAATGAACGCTGTGTCGCAGGCGTAAAGCAGATATTCGTTGTCGCATTTAATTACAAAGCCTAAAGGTTCGGCGGAATCGTGATTGAGGTTAAAAGCATAAACTTGAAAATCCATTCGAAGAGTTGCGGAAGATGAAAAAGTTCTTGTACTCTCAAGGACATTGACTTTGCGGTGCCCTGAAATGCCAAGCGAATCAATAGTACCAAGACTTGCATAAATATTTATCCCCGCCTTTAGGATGTCTTTAATGGCTTTGCTGTGGTCATTGTGCTCGTGACTGCATAATACCCCTTCAATCCCGCCCAAATTATAATCGAGAGCCTTCTGTAGAAGCCGCCAGGGTACGCCACACTCTATCAGCAGCCGCTTGCCGTTGTTGGTCGTGACTTGATACAGATTGCCTTTGCTCGATGAGTAAAATTGCTCGAATTTCATATATCTGATAATGATTTAATTTTTTTGCCAGTTTTTTCCAGGCGTGTTTCATCGAACCATTCCCAGGCGGGACCTGCGCAGACTCCGTATTGTCTGCGACCAGTGGCATATTCTGTCCGGCCTAAAATTACACCTTCAATTTGATTCTTTTTTACGCATTTTTTAATCCTTTAAGAATGCTGGATTTTCTCCATCGGTTTTCTCAATCATCTTGAGATTATTCGTCAGACATTTCGGGCACAAATCAACACCATTGCCGCCCTTTGTCGGCGTGTCGAATATATGGCCCTTTGCACATTGATACTGAAATTCTCCTTCTGGTGGTTCGCCTTCATCACCATCGGGCGACAGGTCCGGCTCGATTTGCTGTTCCGTTACCGGCGGTTCTTCCTTCGGCTGATTCTTTGCTGGCCGACCTCGTTTTTTCTTGGCCTTTTTGTCGGCCTTTTTCATGTCCTCGATTTTCTTTTTAACCTCGTCGCCGATTTGTGCGGGTTTTTCAAATTCCGCATCCACGATTTCGCTACCGGCCTCAGAATCTATTCTTTTGGCAGTCTCTGCCTCAGTCTCTTCAAAGGTGTTGCGGTCCGAAGTTATAGCCGTTTGCATTTCTATTGACATAATCCCATAGTGAGTAAGTAGTCGAATCAATACCGTCTTATTGCCCATTGCAACCGGATTTGTGGACCATGCCGACGTTTGTTTCTTGGCCGATAAATCGTACTGATAAGCCTTGCTGTATTTCTTGGCGTGGGCCATAACCTCTTCGCACTTCATGTAATCGCTCTTCTCGAAGCCAGACATCAATTTTAGGAATGCGTAATGGCCGATGATATTTTTGCTCTTGTCGGCGTAACGCATTTTCCAAGTTGATTCGTCTGTAAATTTAATTGTGCCGGTAACGGGATTCCAAGACTTTAACTCGTCACTGTAGATCTCTGTGCAATGAATCGTCTGATATAGACCGGTCCTGATACAAAGTTGGGTCAAGCCTTTATACATGATTTGAAAATGGGCCGAGCTTCCGTAAGGTACAATGGACGCCTGACCTATAGCCGGGTCGATAGGCAGATTAAGCGTTCCGGCCACAATTGCAGAGCTGATAACACTTTCAGGCGAGCACTTCTGTAGCTGGTTACTATTCCGCACCAAATTTATGATACTGTTGGTGAAGGCCCCGGCCCTCTTGCCCATCATTTCCTCAAAGCGTTTCCTGACCGCTTCATTACTCAGATAATTTTTGATTAACGCTACTGGATTTTTCGCTATTGGGTTTTGTGTTTCAGACATGGGCTAATTCTCCTTCCGTTTTTACTGTGAGTTTCTTTATTCCTTTGACCGCCTTAAGGCATATTGTTTGACTTTTGGCTTCAATAGGTAGAGTTAGACTTTCGGAATGGTCGATAAACAATGGGACCGACAAACCATAGTGCCCCGACAGGACATTCACGATATCGATACCGCAAACTATCTGCTGGCCTGTGCTTAGGTCCAGCCAGGGCACGCCGTTGTAAGTAGCCTCGCAGCAATCCTCTGAGCCGCCGTTGAGTAAGTTATTAAACAGCTTAAAGTTGACATATTTGAATTTCTTATTGACTGATTCTTCTATCAATTCGCTTTGTGCTGCCTTAAAATTATCGATGTCTGCAAGTTGTCGGTCGATGTCTGTTATCTTTTGTGATAGGTCCTTTTCGTTGCGCTCAAGTTCTTTGATTCGGGCTGCGTCTTTTTTCAGTCGGTCAACCTGGGCAAGAGCGTTGTTAAGCTGGTTAAGTGCTTCCTGCTTGCTTGACCGCTCAAGTTCTATCGTTTGTAACTGCTCGGAAATAGAAGGGCCGATACTGTCCTGAGCCTTGACAATCTCAGAGGTAAGTTGCGTCCATTTGAGGTCTATCGTAAAGTCCGGGGCCGGTCGATTTTTAAGAGCCTTATCGATTTCGGCATCTCTCTGTGCCAAGTGAAAATATTCCTTTTCAAAATCTTTTCTAAATTGTTCTGTTTTTTCTGTCTGCTCTCTAAGTTCGGTCTCAATACCTTCGATTATTTTTTTGCACGCATCGACACTTTTTTTAATGTCATTTCCCCTCTTGGTGATTTCCGCCAGCATTGCTTTTTGTTTTTCGTGGTTCTCAGTTAGTTTGTCGGCGGGTAGTTTTTGACCGCAAGCATAACAGTTTGTCTCAATAGTGGTTTCACTTATTGAATTATAATCTTTGCGAACAGAATCAAGTTGGCTCATAAAATTGGCGAGCATATTTTTCTTGCCGGATAATTCGGACTGCTTAGTTTCAAGGTCACTAACCATTTTTGCTATGGATTGCCGCTTGCTGGATATGTCTGTTGAGATTTGGGTCTTCTCGTCGAACAAGGCTTGCATAGCAGAGGTGTCACTTTTCAATTCTGCCTCCCTCTGAATCCGGTCGGCTTTGAGTTGATTGAGTTTGTCAATTTTGCCCTGCCGTTCCTGTTCTTGGTCAAGCAAATCCTGCCGCTGTGAATCTAAAAGCTGTATCTCAGTTTTGATTATCTGTCTTTGATTTTCGATAGCAGCATTATCAGCCCCCGCGTACTCATCAAGATTGTGCTGAATCTCATCTACCCGGGGCCCGATTTCGTCCCTTTCCTTAACGTGGCGTTTTTTCTGCTCGGCCAAAACCTGCTTATATTCATCGATAGAGCGGCCATTCAAATCGGCAATCAAATTATCAAAGCCCCCCGGTGTTCCGATTTCTCCGGCAATATCGAGAAGTATGGATCGCCGTTTGGTCCAGCCGAACTGCTTTGAATTGAAAAAGTATAGGTCAGTCAGCAGCCGGAAGGTATCTTCGGATATTATCGACGAGATAAAAACATCAAATTCACCCACCTTTTTAGGCACCTCGTCGATGTAACATAAAGTCTCGTAGCTTTTAATCTGGCCCTTGACAATTTTCTCGTGCTGCTCTTTTCGCAGGGTATGAATCCTGCTATCAAAATCAATCTCACCTTCGACGGCCAGGACCAAACCTTTTATCAACTGGTTGTTTTTATCGAGCGGCCGTAACTCAAAGTCCTTGCGCCCGGTGCTATCCTTGCCAAATAAAAGATAGAGAAAAGCGTCAAACACAGTTGTCTTGCCTATGCCGTTCTCAGCGGCAATTACTGCGTTTTCACCTGCAAAATCCAACGCAAGAGATTTGATGCCTTTGAAATTTGCGATTGTTAGTTTGTTAAGTGTTATATTCATCTCATTCTCCTTTTAGTGGTTCTTTGCTTATTTCGTAAACGCCAGCTCCGAGGTTTTTAGCTTTTAATTGTCGTAAGCGACCATTGAAAATTAGCGTATCTTTTTTGTTCAATAATAAAATTCTCCATTGTTTAGTTGTTAATCTCTGTGTAAAGTTTTCGTAATCCCAATGCCCCTGAGACAATATCATTTCGATATTTACTTCCTTTTTCATCATTTTACTGATTCCACAAAAGGTTTGTCTGGTTAATACGGTAAAGGGCAGGGGCCTTCCTTAAATAATAAGTGCTGCATAAGCTTTTCTTGATTGAGCAAATACGCTCCGCCGCAACTTTTACAATCCCTGTCTTTTTCAAATCGCATAGCCGCCGCTCAACCTGCATATCAGACAAACCGCAACGGACAGCAATTTCGGAGTAGGTAAGCTCAGGACATTTTTCAAGGACGTCAATAACGGTCTTTATATGCGCCTGCCTTTTGCCGCTTTTGCTTATCTTATCCTCAGCTACAAAAGATGTTATCGGGTCTACTGTATGTGTTGCTGGAATGTCAAAAAGAGTTTGCATTATTTCACCTTCGGCCCTAAAATCTGCCGCTCCAATTTTTCTATTTGTCTGCAAGCGTATCTAATATCTTGCCACGTTACTTGTCGCCAGACTTCATCCTTCATGTTGCGGGCGGCGTTTTTCAAAAAAACCAAGTACGCCTTCCACCAAGCCAGATTTTCATTTTGGAATATCATTTTTTCACCCAGGGACAATCGATAATGTCCCACTTAAACACGGTTAATATTGCTGCGATTATTGCTTTTAGGTATTTCATTTTTCACCTCAAAAACCGGCAGTTTGGACTTAATGATATATGCAAGCCACGAATGTCCTGCTACAGCCGCCGCCGGTCTAAACTTATAAAAAGCATTGCGGGCAGTTGGTCTGCAACAACAATCCAGTTACGACGTTTCAACCTTTCGCAAGAGCAACCAAGTGTCCAATTAAAACAGGTGGAATCGAACCACTTGTCAGGCTACCGTGCCACCGCAATGCCTTATTAATTTTTCAAATTGTCCGCCATTGGAATCGAACCAATACTGCAAGAGCCTTATGTTGGTTACTTGCAACCGTCGCTTTCAACCCTTGCGGGCAGGCCTGCCAGAGATACCCACTTCTCTATGCGGACAAACCAGCGGGCAGGATTATTTCCGTTTCTACTGAAACAGTAACCCGCCACAAAGAACGTATAATCACCTATCGAAAATACGTTGTTGTGGTTGACCTCAATAATCCCGCCACGATGATAGGTACATCGCCGCCGGTCTATTTTATAAAAAGCATTGCGGGCAGTTGGTCTGCAATCAACCGCGTAGGCCATTTTGATTTCTATTTCGCCTTTCGTCTCTGGCAATCAAAATCTCTATCGCATTGTCCGGCTACCACGCCGCCGCAATGCCTAAGACCATTGATAAAAAATATGATTGCGCTAACAGCGAATTGCTATACATTGAGGAGAAAAGATTTGTTCGCTGTTAGCTTTCGAAAAGGAGAGGGAGATTTAGTGCGGCCAACGGGTATCACGGCACCGCCGGCCAATTATTAAAAGCAGCAACCGCCAGTCTGATAATTTCAAAAACCGTCCTGTGACTCGTCCGAAGCCATATATTATAGGGCTAAGCCGAGATAATATATTTGAAGGTTTTGGCTGACTTTGCGGCCAGTTCTTTGACTTCCAGACGTTCCAAATATCGTGCTGTAGTACTTATGCTTGAGTGTCTCAGTAAATACTGAATCCGTCTTATGTCGTAACCTTCCTGATATTTGTCCGTTGCGAAAGTTGACCGTAAGTCGTGAAATCTTTTTGGCAAGACCTTAGCTCGTTTTAGAATCGCTCGATACCGTCTCGTAAAATTGCCAAAAGGCTCTAATCGGTGCGGGTCCGGTAGTTTGTTATCCTTTTGTTGTTGAACAAGATACTCATATCGTTGTGGCGGGATAACTAAGTATGGTTGCTTGGGCGGCAGATTCTCCTGTAGTTTTATCATCAAGGCGGCTACTGATTCTGGGATGCCGATAAAGGCCTCAGCGTGATTCTTGATTTCCCACGCCCAGATTCCTTCGGATTCTTGTTTTGGCTGTATCTTAATCAAGTTGTTTGAATAGTCGATGTCACTGATAACAAGATTCAAAATCTCTGACCGCCGCATTGAGCATAAACCCAAACAAACAATTACCTGCCATCTAAGGTTGCATACAGCAAGGATTCTTTCTATCTCTGAAGCCGTATAAACCGTTACCGCCCTTTCGCCAACTACATACAAATTTATCTGGCTCAGGGGGTTTTCGGTAATATGTCCTGATTTATACAGCCAAGAATAAAAAGACTTTAACGCCCGCAGATATGAATTTGCCGCACTCTTTGAACGTCCTTTAGCAAGCCAAGACTTGAAATCGTCAAAAGTTGAATATCTGACTTGCAAAGTATCGCCAAAAAGTTCAGTAAACCACCTGACCGCCCTGCCGTAAATCTCAATAGTTGCAGGTCTTAAATCGCTTCTGGACAAATACAAACTGAATAATTGACTGACCGTCAGTTGTGCTTTTTCCATAACTCACCTTCCTTTCCTTTTCGTCTGACGGCTGCTGCTTTAGCCGCCAGTATATATCGAAGGCGAGTTTCTATCAATGGTCTTCCGTTCCTAAAATTGTAAAAGAGCTATTTTTCTACCAGCCCCGCTTCCCTGCGATTATCGCAATGGGCAATGCGTAAAAGCTGGCTATTTTCGATTTTGACCTCTCCGAGTAATTATCATTAGCTAAAGCCTTTTGGCGTATGTTTGCTTGATTTTCCGTAGTCCCTACTATGTTTTTGGTGATTGTAGAACGTCTACCTTGTCTTTTAATGCCCGAATAAGGACGATAGTTATAAAGTGGGCAGCCAGTATCAGTGCAATTCGTTACTTCGTTCCGGTCGTAATAGGTACATTCGACACATTGCATCTTAATTGCTTGCCGGGGCCCCGCCTTGCCGCTCAGGCATCGGTCGTATAATTTACGAAAACTTATTGGAATAATTCTTTGCATTTTTTTATTGACTTATCTTTTTAGAATGTTAATATGGGCAACATGACAAACCCCCCTGCCAGTTCGGGCAAGGAAGTCCTCATAATAATCCAAAAGAAAAAAGCCTGCTCTCGTTTAGACTTAGGGTCCGGTACGACTTTAGGTTTGGACGGAGAACAGGCTTTATATACTGTTGATATGTTTCTGATTGATTTTGCGTACCGAACCAACATAAGTATCACCTTATTAAATTATCATGGTGTTATTTTAAAAGAATCATCGGCAAATGTCAATAAAAATATTGATAATAAATAAAAATATCTAACTTATTGAATGTAAATATTTGTGGCATAAAGACTTGCGGAAATAAAAAAACTTGCTAAATTTAATAACCATGAGCAAACAAAAAACGACTACGGTTGTTTTGACCGGAAAAGCTAAATTAGTCAAAGAGGATTTGGCCCCGGTCTTTGGTCTGAAAAACATCCTGTCCGCCGGTCTGATTTTGCTTGATAAACTTTCAGCGGACGAGAAAATGAAGGCTATAAATGATGCTCAGGGCATCGAAACAAAAAAGGGTAAATAACATTTTTTAGGAAAAGTATTATGAAAACGAGAATCTTAGGTTTAATAACAGTGATTGGTTTTTTGCTTGCGGCGGGGATTCAAGGCTCGGACGTGAATCAGCCGGCCAGCAATTTAATCGAAAGCCGTATCTGTAAACTGGAACAAAAGGTACAGACCCTCGAATCGCAGGTACGACAGTTATTGTCACTAAAAAAGCAACAGCAAGTGTCTGAGTTAGACGACGAGAAGGCATTGCAAAAGGAACTGATAAAGAGAAAACGCCTTCACCAAGCCGAACTCATAGAGAAACAAAAAGATGAAAACCTAAAACTACAAACAAAAAAAGCTGAGGATTCGGCAGAAATTGAAAAAGAAAAGATGAAAAATGAGTTGGAAAAGGACTTGCAAAGAGCAAGGAACCGCAATTAGATAAATTCGGGCTGCCCATAACGAGCACAGCCCGAACGGAGGAGAGCATGAGAATGAGAACTATTTCCATTTTTCGGCTTAACTGATAACAATCCACGTTCTTATTACAAGTATTATAGCAACCGGCCTATGGCCGGTTAAAAAACTAAACGCCCCAATTTTCGCCGATAACTATATGTCGCATTTTAAGCGAAGAGCCACTTACAGAAACCGGCAAAACTATATATCGCTTGCCATTTGATATAATTCGACAGACTTATTCCGAGCAAGAACGTCAAGAATGATATGAACAATGTCGCCCAAAGAGGCAGTCGATTTTGCAATTTCTCAATCGCAGTCCATTGTTTTACATCACTTATTTGCAAGGCCTTTAATTGCTCGTCAATTCCACTGTGATGTTCGCAAACTTTAGATTCCATGATTTCAGTTTCCTTTGATAATACTTCAGTTATCACTGTTGCACGCCCAGTATTATTATATCGTAAGTCAAAGAGGCCGAACCAGTTCCATCGTGGGCGATTTTCAGGTTCGGGTCAACCGCTACACTCAGTCCGTTTACGTCCGGTGCGATATAAAGCAGCTCACCAGTAGGCGGCAATTTCAAAATATCACTGGAGCTACTATACAGGCCGACATTATTTGCATCGCCGCCGATAAGCAGATTCGCCCACGTTGCATTGTTCTTGATATAGAGTAACTTGATTTTATTGAGAGTAACGCCGACACCGAAGGCATCTTTTAATGTGCCGTCGTTTACATCGAGCACTTCATTTACATCATCGGCTAAAGTTCTCGTGGCCGCCCACGCGGTATTGACTTGACTGGCTCCGGTCCCGCTCGTGAAATTCACCCCCCTGCTGCTGGATAGATTCATCGTTCCAAGCCCAGACGTTGCGCTGTAACGGATATTGAATTGAATTTGTGTTGTGCCCAGTTCGACACTTGCGTAAGCGATAAGGCAGACAAGAGAAATCAGCATAACCATAATAAACCATTGCTTAAATCGTTTCATAAAAAACTCCTTTACCATTTATTTAGCGGGCAATGAGAAGTTGCCCACCTTGTTTTTAGTTTTATACAGCAGCCGCACTTTTTACATCGTGGGCCGATTTTACTTTCAGCAATATAATATTCACATTTCTGGCACAATTCCATACAGACTAATTGTTCTTGTTCTGTTCGGGTCTTAAGACCCGATGCAATATGTTGGCCTGCCGCCTTTGCAAAATTCATTCCCATTTTTCCGATTGACGAATATTCCATTTTTATCTATAAGGTACAATTGTCCAGTCTGATATTGAGCCATATGTAAAACAACAATTTTTACAACCAGTTATAGGGTCCTCAAGAGATTCTGGTTTTAATGTTCTGAATAAATTATATGGAGAAACTAACCAATAATAAAACAGACCATTAGTGTCTATTTGTAATTTGTAAGTAGCTCCCCAGACACCTCCAGTATCAATTTTTACGCCGTCCGTATATCTATATTTGGACAAGGTAAAATAACCACTACCCTTGCTGCCTCCTAACCACAAATGTCCATCTGGCCCTTTTGCTATGGCTGCGAGCAAATTAGGAGAATTATATAGTTCTACGTTCCATACTTCTGTTATTGCAGAACCACTATCTGCTAATTTATACAAATAAGTATCATGGTAAGCATCGTAACTTGTCGTAACAAAAAGATAACTATTACTGTCAATTATATCATACGGCTTTTTGTAAGTTGTAAAATCAAGATAATAAAGGTCTGCTCCAGTAGAAGGATTTATTCTAACGACTCTGGGATTGGGATAAGTTGTAAATATATATACCCCAAAACCTGGAATATAATTAATTTTATAAGCCTCTCTTTTATTTGCAGAAGCTGTTACTATACAAGAACTATTCAGAATAAGAAGATTGTGGTAATAACCAGAGGAGGTCTGCAAGAGAATATATATTGAAGTGCCATCGGTGCATACATCATGTAATGTTTCGTCATTAGTTGTCATTTCGTATGCTGTTGATGTTACAAGTACTCCAGCCGCATCCAATTTTACGGTATATAAATTATAAACTCCGTCTTCTTCTATCGCAGAAACAACATAAAGGTAAGGAGTCGTTTCTCCTTCGCCTTCCATACTTAAACATACTTTGGGATTTGCTTTAATATTATTTGATTCATATAACCATCCTTCCTCGCACGCAGTAGGGTCGCCAGAATATTGTCTTATAGAACCACCGGCGGAAGGCGCGATATAAATAGGTTCGTGTGCTATGGGACAACAAGTAACATCACTTACTAAGTCATACGACCCGCAAATTTTTTCTGGATGTAGTTTCTGACAGGTAATAAGTTCTCCGTCGTCACCCCCTCTTAATATAACAAATTCTGGCATTTAATCTTTCCTAATAACTACACGGTACTGTCGGATTGGCAAGTGACGTGCAGTACCATTTGCCTCGGAAGTTATATACCGTAAGATAATCATCCCATGCTGGTCGTGGCAATGCAGCCGCCAAATCACTTCCCGCCTGTGTAATATTAAAATAAGCATCTAAGTTATGGCCGAGGCCACTTGTTATTTGCGAGCCAAGTCTACTAATTAAATCTATTTCAATATATGATACTCCAGGACTATTAATAGCTCTGGCTTGTCTTGTGTATGTCCCCAATGGAATTCCAACATACTTATCAGACATTAGCCAAGCGGCCAATAAATCGTATTTAGCCAAACTTCTTTCGTATGCAGATAATACGCTTGATTCGTACATATTCAAAACTTTAATTTCGGTAGAATTAGTATCAGTAAATTTATCTTTGCCAGATGTGTCTGTCCAGTTGTCGGTATTTAGGGTCTGTTCGTAACAGTTATAAACGCCGTCGCCTGTTGCCGCTGATTGAACCTCAAAAATTTTCATTGTCCCCCCGCCTTCTCCTGGCGGTGACCTTCTTGACGGATTTTGTATATTGGTCTTGTGCCGATTATGCAGCCACCACTCGTACATCTCTTTAAGATGAGCAAAGCCCTGATTAGATAGAATGTGCCCTTTTATCATAAGCCAAGACCGCTAAAATTTCCCTGTTTATAAATATCAAATTCCACGTAATAGACCGTCCCGCCTTTGGCTAACTTCGCACCGGTAGAAGCCAAATAAACAGGGTCGGATATTTTTTGTGGCGTATCTGATTCATCCATAATATCCTTCCACTTTGAATCGACATATTCTACTAATCCCATACTCGGCAAAATCAACTTCCATCCTTTTTGCGTGCCACCTTTCCAGACATATCTTATCGCAAATTCAAAGGTGACTTCCCAATATGTAGAACCCGCAAAAGTCGCCTGTTGTGCGTCGACTCTAATACATCGTACCGTTCCGGCTGCGAACCCCTTGAAAGCATCACTGTTAATTGCACCGATATAATCCGCAAATGCTGACGGGCTATAAGTGCTTCTGTTGCATTCTACTCGCATACTCAAATCGTAAACCTCGTGCTGTGGCGGCGGGTCAAAAGGGATTCCCGCTGAATTAAGAATGCCAGTATCAGTAATAGTTTTCGTGCAAATCTCCATCCTCGGCATAAACGAATAACTATAAACATCAGACCGGCTGAGCGGCGGAGTCGACGAATTGTAATCAAGGCCCTGACTTCTTCTTTCGCCGGTTTTATAAATCGCATCGACATAATAAAGAAAAGGCCCCTCGCCTGGCCTGACCATTTTATCACAACAGTAAAACCCCGAAACGTAAGGATGAACCGAGTAGAGAACAGGCACGCCGGTAGCCCCCCACGCCAAAACCGGCCTCTTATATGAATCGTCGCCCGTATCGAAGGTGACCGAAAAACTCCTGGTTATCTGCTGAGTGCCTTCCCCGCCCTGCACATCGTGTCCAGTCCAATTTTCTAAAATGTCTACCACAGCCATTTTGTAATCCTACCTTAAATTTTCAATATGAATCCACTGGCCCCTATCGGCCATTATCTTTTCTAACATTTGTATCAGTTTCAATCGCAGTTCATTTTCTTTAACTCTTGCTTCTCTTTGCTCCGTCGCCTCTCTGCTTTGTAAGGTAAATCTATATTGCGGGTCATAAGTCAAATCCTCTCGCCTGATTGCTGGATTGCGACCCACCTGACTTTGCTGCTTAACTCCTAAGCGGTCGATTTGCTCGTATAAATTCCGCAATACTTCCAAGTCACTTTTTGCCGCACCCAATTCGCTTAAATCGAACAATGTGCCTTCGTATGATTTTTTGCCGACAAGGGCCATCTGTCTTTGAAAAGCATTTCTCTCTTTATCCATCTTTAGTAAATCAGTGACCATTTGATTTTCATACTCGCCATACTCCGCAACGGCATCCTCTCTATCCGCCAGCATTTTCTCGAATGCTTTTTCTTGTTCTTCATATCCTTTATTTATAATTTCGTTCTCACCTTTATAGACATATTCCTCATAGGCCGTTATTTCGTCTACGACCGATTTTTCTAATGCTAATCTCTGATTCAATTTTTTTGTCATCTTGTCATATTCTTGGTTCTGCTTTTTTAACGCCTCGGTCAAGGCGTTTTCGTTCATTATCAATTCGGCTATGTTTTTGCCAGATCCAACTATCATCGGCCCGATAATCGGGAAAGCCTTTACGATTGCCTCAAAGCCAGCCCCAAAACCCTTATCTCTAAGTTCGATAAGTGCGCCTGTTAAACCCTCAACTGCTTTAACAGCAAAACTTATTCTAAAGGCCGCTCGCATTAAACTGTTATATTCAGCGAATGTTTTAAATTGAGATTTCAAAGTTGTATCTAATTTCTTGACGCTTTGGCTGACCGTATCGAACTGTTTACTTGCCTGGTCAATACCCCTGATTATGATGTTCATGTCTGTTGTTGCTGCTGATGCAAAAGTCATTTTAGTTTATCCCAAGTTTAGACTTCCAATATCTCTGTTCACGAAAAACAAATCTGCACGCATCGACGAAACTTTTCGACTGGTCGAGCACCCCGCCCTCAATCGGTGGCAATCCTTTTTCATACAAGTCTGCATATTCCAGAATGTCCCAAATGTCCTTGCCTATAATCTCCAACGGGCATTGCTCAATCTTGACCTCGCCGCTATTACCGCATTGTTCGCAGCCTTTTCCATCACAATTTATACACCTTAAAACTATCGGTTCGTACTTGCTCGGCTTGTCCTTGCATTTTTTTATACCTTGACATCGCTTGCAGACGCCGCCGAATTGGAGTCCGACGGCAAGCCTGAGTTTTTTAGTTCTTCCGCCTCGATACCCTGATTGCGGAACTTTATCAGCAATTCGTTTGACTCGGTGATAGTCAAGAGCCGGTCAAGTTCTGCAGGGTCATAAAGAATTGGCTGTCCGTCAGGAGCAATCATATTCTTCCAGCCGACAAGTCCGAATTGCAGGATGTCGAATATCCCATCCAGTGCGGATTTGCCGGTATCTTTGTCACCCAGTTTGTTGACCTTCTCGGTTAGACTTCGCCAATCCCGCCCGGACAAATACCGGAATAGGAAATACGGCTGGCTTTCTATCGGCTTATCAGCATCGCTTTTTAAGACCACTCTAAAACTCTTGTTCGGTTCTACTGCTATCGGCATAAATAATCCTCCTAAAATCTTTATGCGTGTGCAGCCGCTGTAATAACCACGCTGTTATCACCTGCGTTATGTACTGCCACGCCGGTATAGTCGTAAATCTGAATACCTTCCCGGTCACCTTCCTTCAGGTCTGTTATCTGTACCTTCGGCGTGCTGAAGGTCACTTGGTCGGTCTGGTTATCAACTTCGAGTGTTATCGCTGATAAAGTGCCGTCTCGTCGATGCAGGTCATAATCGTAACCGGCTATCAAGTCAGCTTCCGGGTCGCAACTAATCGTCGGCGAATAATCGGTAATCATGCAATAGGCTATGCCGCTTGCCGAGCCTGCATCTTTTCGGACCGTTATGGTGTTTTTCATATCGAGATTATATTTGCCGATTTTAATTGAGTTGGCATCGAGCGAAAAAGAACCGCCCTTGACGAGCAAAGGATTCGTGGTTGATAAAGTTGTCAGTGACGGAGCATTGCCTGCCACCGGGTCCTGCCAGATACCCGTAAAGTCAAAACGGCACATCATACGATTACCGGCCTCACCCTCAAAGACCACGTTACCAGAAGCCCCACCGAGACTTTTGACAACTCCATCTTCCCAAACATCTATCGAGATGGTACTGTCGGCGGTATGTGTTGATTGCACCTGGTAAACCTCGGAAGTCTTTTTCAATCCGCAAGCCTGCAGAAGTATGGCAAGCCCAGCTTCCATGCCGCCCGAACCTGTACCTCTTAGTTCAGTGGTAAAAGAGCAGGTGCCGGTTTTAAGGCCGTGAAAGCCTGCATTAGATACACCCCGATATATACCCGTTCCTCTTCTTTCCTCAAAAGGTGCGGTCGGATTTATCGCAAGGTCGAACGCTAAAATCGCCTGGTCACCGGCTGCATAAGTTCCTTTGCCTGATTCGATTTTGACCATTAAGGTCTTTTTCCGTGTTAATAGTGGTGCACTTAAAGCCATTTGTATATCTCCTAAAAAATTTTATCTTGTTCCAATTACCTGCCTTAAAAATATAGTCAATCGCAGCTTGAATTGACGGACAGGATATTCAACTGCGTATTCTATATTTCCGATAATCATGTCGATAACATTACCCGCCAAATTTTGGTCTGAATCAATCGCAATCTTTACATCGTTTTCAAAGTCCAGAATGCCTTTGTAAGTTGCATCACCGACAATCTGTTTGTCCTTGTCATATCCTTCGACAGTCAGCAGGCCATAAATATCGACCTCTAATTTCAGGTCCGCAACCGCCGACATTAAGTTGTCCTCTTTACCGACGCTCACTGGCTCGATAATAAGCACCGGATATAAAGTTATTTTTTCACGAACACCGAACATAAATTGCTTAACGTAGGTCAGATTCGCGTGGTTCGTCAGTAAAGTATTTAATCTCGTTAAGGCGTCTGCTGGGCTGCTCATATTTTTTATTCCTTAAAACCCATTTTTGAAGTCCAGCCAATTATTTGACTGGTTATAGATGTCGAAATTACCTGAGTTACTTTAGACCGGCAGCGAGCAAGTGTCTTAGACATATAATGTCGGGCTGGGATAGTTACCTGTTTTTTCATTCTGAAAGATAGAATCTTCGAACTAAAAGAAATTCCCTTTTTTGCCTGTCCTTTTTTCGGACCTCTTTTGTATGACCACAAACCCGATGATATCGCATATTGACTGCCTGCGCGAATAGGAATAAACAAATATCCTGTTGGATTATCTGGTCTCGGTTTTATTATGCCGCCCGTCTCGTGAATGTTTGCATAAGGTAATCGTTTCCTGCCTGTAGGCCGGACTCCACTACCAATTGTGGCGGTAATAAAACCGCCCGCCTGTTCAACACGAGAACCAATACTCGCACTTAAATATCCAGTTCGATTTTTGAGTATTTCGCCACTTGTTGCAAATTTTAGTTCACGTTCAACTACCATTGCCCCTTCTTTGAATGCCCTGAATATTATGCCACCTTGTTTTTGCGGAGATAGATTTTGCAACATATCCTGCATTCGGTTCAATTTTTCTTTATCAAAAACTAATTCAAGTTCGTTAGGCATATTTCAAATATTTATCCAAAATCAAAAGTGCCTGTTTTCTCAGGCCAGCCGGTCGACCAAAGTTTTCCTCTCCCTCAATAGCGTTTATAGCACCCTGCCCCAACAGATATTTTGCAGCCACCAGTTTTACAATCGCATCGGTAACATCATCGGGAAGTGTCGCATATCCGGCGTTGTAAATTACCTTGATATTTTGTATGCCACCTGTAAAAGTCAGACCGTCCAGTTTGACAATCCCGCTGTCAGCCTCAAAGACATAATCGTCGGAATCAATTAAATCGTCGGCCCCGTATTCCCTATCTAAGTCATCGTGAATCGACGTAATAGAATTGACAGGATAATGCTTAAGGTTCATCTTTGATAGGCCGTTGCCGTCGTAATATTCCGTATATGTTGCCGCCGCAAAGACTCTGTGGCAGTACATATCGGCCTCGTCCTCAGCCCTTGCGATTAGATTGTTAAGCAAAGTATCATCATTGCTTGATGAGATTCTCAAATATTCTTTTACCGCATCGAGAGTATCACTCGATGAAATTGGAGTCCCTGTAACTGCCATATTAAGTCACCGTCACTTCCTTAGTATTCGGGCCGTATTCGCCCTGTTTGTAATAGTAAAGCGTATAAGTTGCCGCATCGAGCAGCATGGCGTTGTCCCACCTGCCATTTACATCTGTAGTCGATATTGCCTTTACGTACTCGGCACTAACATTGCCCGCGTCATAATCAGTCTTCAGATATGCCTTGATTGTGGCATTATCTATTCCCACACCGCCCGCAGTCTTATAAGCCAGAACATCCGTTCCGCCGTAATCGTGATCAACGCTAATCTCGCCTGTACCCGACACGCCCTCAATCGCATATTCCTTGACCGTTACAAGACTGTTTTTCTTCGCTGAGTCGTAAGTACAGCCGGTCATATATATGGTCCTGGCCGTTGTCGTTGCGTACAAATCATAAGAAGAACCTAACGTACTTTCTGTTTTTATTCCGGTATTTAATAATTGCGTTAAGTAACTTATTGCGTCAAACGCATGAAATATTCCATAAGCTGTTTTAACTTGATTCTGGTCGGCTCTTACAAATATATTGCTGTTGGCAATGGATGTCTTCATGCACTGGTGAATACCGTAGGCATTACCGGTAAGAACAGAATTGGCGTGGGCCGCAGCAACCTTATATCCATCCACTCTTATATTGCAGTTATCGATAATAAGATTACTTACGTTATAAATACCTTTTATATCTTTGGCGTTTGTATATACAATACCATCTTCTTTATAACCAGGCTGAACCAAAATAGAAGAATTTTTCAATATTACAACAACATCATCAAAACCTGGCCCGCTAATTCCACCAGAATTGATTAAGGTATATCGGCAGGTACTTATAAGAAAACAATCCTCGACTATCGTGGAATACCCAGTATAAAGAGGTAGGCATTTTCCCAATATAAAACATCTTCTTATTAAAACATTTACTGAAAGGCTAAGGCATAAAGTATTTGCACCGGCATTTGAGAAATAGCAATCTTCGAGAGTGAAATTTTCCTTTCCTGTCGCCACTACTGCCTGCAAATTAGTTGAGTGAGCATATAGATTTCGGATACTACAATTATCTTCCAAATCAATAGCCGCTCCGGTCGCAGGCACTATTCTGCTTTTCATTCGGTTAGTGCCAATAAGATTAAGTCCTTTATTGGCATCATCCAAAAGAACTGATTCAGCATAATCGCCGGGCCAGATAACGATAGTATCCCCATCGGCGGCTGCGGTAACTGCCGCACCGATTGTCAACATCGAATCGTTGGCCAGACTGACCGGATATTGTTTTGCGTGCCCGTCGTTACTATCACTGCCAGCCTTTGAAACGTGCAGTGTTCTGTTTGAATCGAATAAATATGGTATCATTTTGTTTTTCCTTTAAGCGACATAAGATTGCCATTTTTTGTTGTCGGCAAATAGAGCATCGTAAACATTCGCCGACAAAACCATAAAATGCACAAACACCGGCAGGCATACATTGTCGTCCTGCACGACTACTGTAAGCAGGCCTTCCGTGTCAGTATTTCCGGTGGTTAATGTCAAATCATACCAGCCATCACAACCTGAGATTGCTGCCCATGTGCTGGCGGCAATACTCGATGTGCCCACGCCATTGTGTTTTAACACTTCCGCTTCGTCTGCACCGCTTAGTGTTACTCCTGTTTCAGGAGTCAGGCCGTCGGTTATATCTACAAAAGGCCCGATTCTAACTATTACCGCTGTATCCGCCTTTAAGAATTGCATACTAATCTCCTGCTAATTTTTTATAGTGCATACTTGCAACCGGAATCGCTATCCCGCCTGGTGTGTAATCTACAATCAGTTTCGGCTTGTTCGTTCCTTTGGCGGATGAAAAGTAAAAACGGCCAGCTTGCTCGTTATCTGCACCAGTTATGTCCCAGTTGTGCCGAATAATTAACTTCGTCAAACCTGCCCCTGTTAATTGTAACCAGGTCAAACCATCTGCGAGGTTCCAGGTACGATAAACTTCCGGCGTTGAACCTGGTGCTCCTAAATCCAAAAAATGTAGATGCCCGGCATTGCCTTCCCAGTGCGTGTAAAGATAATCGGCGAGTTCAATAGGAATATGTGGGTATCTATCTTCATCATGTTCAATACCTTTTTGCACAGAAAGTGCATTATTATATCCATCGTCATAAGCATCCACATAAGTTACAAAAAGAGATAATTGCAATCCGGTTATCGTTGCACCAATAAGTTCGGGATGGGTGACTATATTCGTATTGAAAACAACAATAGGTCTGTAAATACTCCATTTTATTGTCTCTTCATCCCAATATATTCCGCAACCCAACTCGTCTGAAATCAGAAAAGTATAATCAGCAACTTGAGCAATCCTTTGAGGTTTAAACTCGCCATCCTCAGGACCTTGTTTTTTTAAATAACCGTCGGATGTCTCACCGTATATGATTAGCTGGGCCATATTTATAATCCTGTATTATTTACCTCGTGAACATTGAATTTCCTGTGTTTCTTGCCAATATCTATACTACCCCGTTTGGTCTTGAGGGTCTTAAAAACTTGAACTGGACCGATGACAACACAATTTGGGTCTGGATAGTTAGCATCCACTCGCCAATAATAGGTTGTATTAAATTTAAGTTTTCCTGTCCAATAAGCAATGTCCCATTCAAAAGGCAAATTGTCCACAAAATCCAACGAATTAGGGTCTATTCCTATATACAAGTTATAATTCATTCCATAATGTATTCCCCATACTAAAGTTGGCATCGAGTTATTCAAAATATTGTTTGTGTCTGGAATGTTCGGTTCGCCTGTAGGTCCATTTGTATCATAACCAGGAGATGAACCCAAAGGCCAATCGGAAATATAACCCACCAATTTTGTCCAACTGCGAGCAGTATCATTAACATCTATATACATCGAATTTGGGCCGGTTAGATTATTGGCATCAATTTGATAATACAAGTAATTGCCCGCATTTATATCTGGCAAATACCAATAATTAACATCAACTACCGCAACAACTGGCAATTCAGAACCGACACCCCCAATATCAATCTCGTTTACGTTATCGAAAATTTTCATTTTTACAATGTAGTTGGTTGCATTTGCCGTCGGTGTCCAATAAGCAGGCCAAACACAATGTAGTTTATGATAAGTAGCCATATTACCGCCAAGTAAAACTTCCTTTTTGCCCCAAGCCCAATAACCAGAAAAATAACCATCGTGCGGTTGTGTTGTTGAAGAATAAACAACTTTGTCCGGCACAGGTTGAGTCGTATAATATTCGATGGCCCCCCTATCCCAAATTCCGTCTGAGCCTCTTGTAAACCCATACATATCAGTGGCATAGTTTGCATCTTCGGATGTTAAATCTATCCCGTCATTTGTTGCCGCCGTTAAAGTAAAATCTCCAGTTGTATAACTTGTAAATGGATTACCCGAACCATTTTGACCGTTTCCTTCCAATGTAGCAAGGGCAGCATCGTAATTATACCAACCACTCGCCCATGTATATACATAGGTAGAATCAAACCAATTGTACTGCATATCTGTATCGTATGCCGTTTTATAATACCAATTTAGAAAGTAAGTACCCGGTAGTCCTCCATCTCCTCCAGGCCGGAAATCAGAACTATAACCGAGATAAAAAAGATTGTTATAAGCGTTTGCATCTTCGACAATATCTAAATCGCCCGCACCAAACGGTGAAAAGGAGAAACTTCCCAATCCTCCGTATGCTGGATTAGATAACGAATTACAAAAAGTATTGTTGTATACTTTGAATCCGATTACTCCACTGGGTTGAATAGAATGAGGGGCACCAAGAAGAATATGGCCACCTTGTCCTGTGCCAAGATGATTTCCAGCGGGCCAGCTTGTGTCTATGTCAAAAATATTACCATAAATTTTGATGTTATGAAAAATACAGTAATCATATTGGTCAGAACTGCTGCAATAAAAAACTATACAACCCGTACCGTTAGTGGCATTATGAAACCAGTTGTTACGGATTATAAAGTTATCTCCCCTATATGCCGTAATTGTCCTGCTGCCTCCTCCTTGAGTGTTCCAGGCCCAGGGGTATATGTTCGTAAAGTAACATTTTTCTATAGTAACATTTTGACAAGCCATGAAATACATACCAATACCGGCATGATGAAAGTAACAACTATCAAAAGTAAAATTGTTCCCACCCTGACATTCTTCCATATCTAAATATGTTTTTGCCGTTATTCCCGCTTGAACTAAATTACCTCCACAGACGACAGGACTCTCGGTACATGTTTGTGGTGTAGCTGCACAAAAAGGCCAAGTAGTAATTTCGACATGATGAATTTCGAGATAGTCTGGATTATCAGTTGGATTATCTGTATTTCCCAACCGTATGAGCTGTGGAGAACTGGTATTACTTAAATCTCCATCAGACGGGCCATGAATTTTAATTCCGTGTCCCGAATCCCAACTGCCTGGCCCCCCACCGACCTGACCATCAATAATATATCTTGGTCTTATAAAACGCCATCCGTATTCTCCAATACCAAGAGAGGGCACTAAGAATATAGCCTGGCCATCACCGTATGTGTTTAACCATCCCGTCTCTGTTCCGTGGTCAGTTACTATTGCTTTTTTAATATAAATATACTTTACACCATCTAATGCATCGTCAAAAGTGTACCGTCCATAAGTGCCATCGGCGATATAGTAAGTATCACCTCTTGTTAAACTTGAAGGAAGGTCGTCCCAGGCATCCGTCCAGTTAAGACCCGTGTTATTGCCGTCGGCACCAGCTCTGACGTAATGGTAATTTGCATAACTTTGGCAAGAAAACAACAAAACCATCAACGCCAACAAACAGAATTTGTTCGCCTTTTTGAACATAAAAAACTCCTTATTTATCTTGTCCTGTAAACTACAGTTGCAGTTACGGAAACTGTACCCGCCGACCTTGTAATCTTCATAACCAAGTCGCCATTGCCAGGATATGCCGTTCCACTATTCGGTTGAGTAAGTGCAACATCAGTCTGAAAAGTCGTGTCCGTGTATGGATAACTCAGGCAGTAACTCGTTGACAGTATTACCGGCGAAAAGTTGTAGTTCTCACCCCAGGTAAAATTCTGAACGATAGTATTGTTCGGGTCTTCGGTTACGGGGAATCCCCAGACCCTGTGAAATATAGCACCATTAGCATCAGCCACAGTCAAATAACCTATTTCTATATCCCCGCCGAAAGAACTGAGGGCAGAAGCGTTGACCATTAAAGACAGAACGTCAATCACATTTACCGACCCGTCGTTTGTGTGTGGATAATTTGTGGTATTGGACAAGTCAATCAAAAGATAACCAGTCGTTATCGCAACAGAATTAACATCCAGAGTAACCACGCAGGATTCACGACCCCCAGGCGTTACAAGTTGTGAACTGTCCCCACATTCGTAGACTATATCTGGCGAAGGTAACCGAGAGTTGTCTTCCAAAGAGCGGGTAAGTTTTCTTCCTCCGGCCTGGGCAATGATAAACAAACTCAGACAAAAGACCAAAATCGCAATAGTTAATTTCTTTAACATTTTATTCTCCTTAAACAAATTTCTTTTCAATGTCCTGCATAATGCAGGACAACTTATAAGCTGACTTATCCCAAGTAAAGCGGGTTCGCACATCCTCACTCGCCCGCCTGCCTTTTCGCAAGGCCGCGTCGTAATTCTGTATCACCTCAATCATCAAATCCATTGTGTGCTCTTTGTTTGGCTGATATCCCCTTGTCCTTAGTTTGTAGTTTGTCAGGTCAAATTCCGCGATGTCGTAATTTATAGGGTAGCCATTTGAACGGTCGAAATATTCGGCAATCCCCGTATGCATCGGTGCTATGCACGGGCATCCGGTAGCCATTGCCTCAATCAAAGTCAGTCCCCAACCCTCACCAACTGAAGGCATGACAAAACAATGGGCTGAATTATATAGGTCTCGAAGCTCCTCGATTGTTAATCTTCGAGTATCCATTATAATGTTTTTGTGTTTGCCTAAATATTGTACCTTATCCGACATGTCCGGTTTTGATATTCGTCCTATCATTCTTTTAAGCGAGAGCCTTTTATCTTTGTCCCAGATAATGGTTTTCCAGTTTTTACGGCAACTTTTGAATGTCTGTTTCCAGTTCATTTTCGGCACCGTAGTTTTAAGATACAATTCAATGTTCGGAAATTTCTCAAATATCTGCTCTGCCCACAGCATTATCGGAAATCCTTTGCGTGGGTTCGGAGCACCCACCCATAAAAATCTGAATTTGTCCCTTTTGGGAGTGTAATGTCTCTGGTGATATTGGAACATTTTATCATCAACACCTTCAGGGCACACATAAACCGGCCTCGTGGTGTTCTTGACAAATAGGTCCCGGCAGAAATGACATGGTGTTATAATCGCATCGGCCTGATACAAGCCACGCCTGTAACTGTCCGGCAGGTCCAGAAATTCCCACATCGTGAAGAGCGTATTAACTTTGTCTTTTACATAAACAAAATTGTCGGCGTTGATTATCTGCAAGGCTATCTTAGCATCGTTGTTATAATCGAAATATTTCCTGCCATATTCGTGCATCATTTTGTTGTGCACGGCATATCCGTAGGCATTACCCACCTTCTCGTAAGGCACACTCACCCAGCATAGTTTCTGCTTCTCTATTACTGGCTTTATCAATTCGGATTTTCGTATCGTCATTTGCGTCATTTGTTTATAATTCCTGACACCACTTCCTTCATTGTGTTATGACAGATTTTGCACTTTATCTTAATGGTCGCCTTCCTTTGTATCTGCCTGCCACACTTTGAGCATTCATAGACTGACAACGCTATTTTCATTTTTCAAAATCTCCTTACATCTGTTGATTGCAAGATTCCTGAAATTAAAATGGTCCGGCTGTAAACTAAGTGATTTCGGGTCCATCGCGCACGGGAAATCCGTCACGTTAGCAACGACGGTCCTTTTCGGCACTCCCAAAAGACTCGTGAATATCCGATCAGCTTCCCTTTTCAAAATCATATCCTCACCATATTTTGCGATATATTTATCCAGAACACTTATCCAACTTTTGCAAAGGAAGGCACCCCAGCCAAGTAAAGAATCTCGACCAGAATAAAAAGACATACGGTCAATCTTAATGGCATTTACAAACTGGCTACCGTCGAACAATTCGTACATCTGCCAGATATTTTTTACTATGCAATCATCGTCCTGCATATAAAGCCATTCATTCCTTGCCTGCTGAGCCATTACATATCGGCCATAACATTTCAGGTTTTCAGATTCAACCTCATTGTCTCTCACGAGTATTTCGTCGATGAACGGATAATCACCGAGCACTTTGACAATCTGCCTTAACTCATTAGGTCTTTTATATGTCACCAAGATTGCAGATACTTTATTCATCATCTACTTTATGGGCCACTCCTTTGACCTTCGGAAATGAAACAGCAACATTTCGTTGCCTGTTATGGAATTTATAAGCTGACCGTCATCGAGTATTCTCAGATGAGGATTCGGATTATGGTCGGCCTGCTTGTCATGTTCCTGCCAGAACCTAAACTCCACCTTCGCCTTTCCCTCGTCCCTTGCTTTTTTGACTAAGTCACTGAATCCGCCCTCGTCATATCCCTGCCACCAATAATCCTCCAGGACCTTTTCCCACTTGGGATTTTCTTTGAACAAGGTCTTCAAAAATTCGTTATTTCTAATCAGTGTAAAGTGACCACAAGTATCGTTCGGGTCATTACCATAAACGTCAATCGTTTCCAAGAATGAATCCGGCAGATAATGACTTAGCCGACCATATACGACATCAAAATTCGTAAAGCCCCAAAAGTCATATCCCTTTGTAAACTCATCGAATAAAAATCCATAGGAGCAAAAGAAATCGCCGTACTTCACATTGTGGGTCGTCATGTTCGTTTTGACGCCGGTTTTATTGAATACTAAATCCTTGAATCCGTTAATGTCCATGTAAACTACTTTGAAGTTTTCCTTGCTCTCTATTTTCTGGTCTGTGAATGTAAGCCAATCCCAACCTTCCTTAGCGAGCGAATTGCAATTGGCGATATACTGGTCCATCCAGTCAATCTTAAAATCAAACAAGCTCTGTATAAAAAGTTTACGCAGCATATTCCGTCCTAAGATAGTCAATAGTTTTTTTGAGGCCGGCCTCAAAGCCTATTCCCTTAATTGCTACCGGAGAAATCGAAATCTCTGAATCGCCCTCTCGCGTCGGCCTGTAAATAGGCTTTTTCTTATAGCCGGTCAGCCCGGACATAATCTCGAATAACTCATTCAAAGTTGTGCCCTTGCTGTAACCTATCGGGATAACGCCAATTTCTTCGGTTGACAAGCCATATTCGATTATCGCATCGGCCACATCTTCGACGTATGTATAATCCCTCGTCATCGTGCCGTCGCCAAATATCTCGATACCCTGATTCAAGAGCATCGCACGCGCCCACGCATGTATAACACGTTTTCTCTCGCCCTCTCCAAAGACATGATACGGCCGCAAGGAAATAGTATTCGGGAATCGGTCGGTCATAAATTCCGACATCTGCTTAAACAGGCCATAAGGACTTCTAAAGAAATCCACCGCTGAATTGCTGCTGATATTTACAAAACGAATGCCCTTGTATTTTTCAAGCAGTCTATAAGTACCCCAAAGAATCGTATCGAAATATAGTTCCGTCTTCTCGATACTCTCTTTAACCGATATACCGGATGCAAGATGAAAAATCATGTCGAAGTCACTATCGAGATTACAATCCCGAATATCGTTACCTTCGGATTTATTCAATTCAGAAACGACGACGCCTTGCTCTTTGAGCTTTCGCACGAGCACCTTGCCTATAAAACCACTACCACCTGTAACGAGAACCTTCATATATCCTTTGTCAAATTTATAAACGCCGGTCGATTATCTTTGTGACTATCGATTAAAGCCTTCCTTGTCTCGGCTGAATCTTTAGGAAAATAACAGATTACATTTTTGAACATACTGCATAGCTTTTTCGAGTTAAGTGCCTTATGCGTTACGCCTTGCCCCTCATAAGAATCGTAGCCGATAAGTTTTACATTCGTCTGCATAGCGTCGACATCGATTTTTATCTGCTCAAAGGCACGCTCCAAAAGGAAAGATGTTACGGTATAGACATAAGGTTTTAAGCCTGATAAGGCCATGCCCGCCGCAATGCCTACCATTGCCTGCTCTCTGCAGCCGCAATTCCAAAACCGCTTCGGATATTTCTTTTTGAAATCTTCCACAATTCCAAATCCCATATCACCGACAAGCAAAATTATATCTTTGTCCTTTGCCGCCAGCTCAAGCAATGTATTTTTGAACATCTGCCTCATTTATCACCCGTGCGTGCCATTCTAATTTGCCTTCCATAAATGGAAGGCCCCTGCCCTTTACCGTATTAACCAGACAAACCTTTTGCAGAACCGACTGTCTATTGTAATCGACGAGGATTTTTAGGTTGTCTAATCCTTCGGTCAGTCCCAACGCTTCCCAAATTATTCCTTCCTGAAATTCACCATCACCGCACAAGCAAAAGATTCTACCCTTCTCTTTTTTTATCTGCTTCGCTTTAGCCATGCCCACTGCTATCGCAAGGCCGTGACCGAGGCTACCGGCTGTTATCTCAACACCGTTCTCAGTATCAATATCAGGATGCTCCGAAAACTTAGGATGCTTGCCTCTCATTTCAAGCATAGTAGCAAGAGCAAGGTAGGCATGTCCCTTACTCAGAATAAATCGGTCGTTTTTTTTCATCTTTGAATAGACCACAAAAAGAATCCTTGCACAAGATAAGGACGGTGCAAGATGACGCAACTTATATTTCAGGGCATTCCTGATTATCTGCCTGAAGTAATCGTCAAATTTTATCTTATAAGCCATTCTGATTTCCCATCGACCGCGTCGAAATACAACTTGTTCAATTTCAACTGCGAATCATATTCTTTTAACGCCAGCGATTTTAACAGCCGCTCCTCCTCGCTTGGCACAACCTCAATATTACCTTGCGGCACTGGATTGTCCATCGTATAGGTCGCATATTTCCCCACCTTAAAACCCCACAATTCCAAAGCTACCCGCCCGACCATGTTATGATGCTTGTGGCCGTCCTCATAAACAGCAGGGGCATATACCTTATCAATATTTTTAAGATTGCACAGTCGGGTATATATCTCGTATTCTTTTAGGTTATCATCGTGTAGGCCGAGGAAAACTACCGGGGCCTCCAATATCAGCATGGCCCTTATGCTCTCCTGCCTGCGGTCTTCCGGCTGTACACCTTTAGGAACATGCAGATAGCCATCGGTCACGATTACAACCAGCGGTTTTTCACGCATGATTGTATATGCACCGTAAAGCGTCTCGTCGTCGTTATGACTTGCCAACCAAATATCCATAAAGCACTTTCCAAAATATTGCGTTTCTACTTTTCAGAAATTCGAGCATCCCCTTCTCGCCGTTGTTGAACCAGTTCTCCTTTGTATGCTGCACAAGGTCGTTGGTGATAATCTCAATGCCGAGCAGTTTAGCTTCTGTAATCATTCGGCAGGATGGGTCGAATCCTCTCGGCAGATAAACTATGCCTTTGCTCTTTGCCATTTTGCGGAGCACCTTGTGATATGGTACATTGCCGACAAGTCTGAACCTCATTTTATTTTTATGGCAATAATCAATCGCATCTTGAGAACCTTTAATCCAACTATCCGATTTCAGGACGAAATATTTATTGTCCCTTCTTTTGTTTTTAAGCGATAGGATATAATTAAGGTCCACATCACTAAAGACCCCTCCCATAATCTCACTTTGTACTTTTCTCAGTTTCGGAAATAACCTGGAATATTCGTCTCTTTGTTTTTCCGACTTCCAGAATAGGTATAGGGCATTCATAAAGAAATCCTGTATCTCCAAGCCACTGTGCAAATGACAATCGCAATCCCTTCCGGCGAAGAATCTGTGCTTATGACTTGACCTGTAAAGGCAGTATTTATAATCACACTCCTCAACTACGTAACGCCAGCCGGATTGTACCTCCAAGAAAACATTGTGCGGCAAAGCCGTAAAATTACCAAAAACCAAAAAGTCGGTTTCTTTGTTTAGCTGCTGCAAATTCAATTCGTTACTCTTAATCTCAATATGGCTAAACGGACAGCTATTGATGTGCGTCTGAATTGAGAACTCCGATCCGCCGATATACTTATCTGTAAAATTGTCCGCCACAAAAACGATACGCATCTTAAAACCTTTTTTCAAAACTGGGGTGGTGGTTACAAGCCACCACCCCTTAATCGAAAGGACAGAAACTATGAACCCGAACCTTACGATCCGGTCATTAACCTACAAAGAGCACTTGCACGTCCATAAGTCAAAGCCCACCTGCTTATCAACCTGTACCGTATCTGGTTGTAGTCGAACTTGTAGTACGGGTCAGCCTCAAGCGATGTAGGCCCAAGTCTTCGACCGATATAGAATTTCTTCCAATCGCCGAAAGCTACAAAACCAGTTCCAGCACCGGTTGCAGCCTCAAGAGGCGCATTTGAAGCCTCAATTATTGGCCTACTCCACAAAGCAGCAGGACGGTCAGAAGCAGGTTGCCTATAAATATACTGGCCGTAGGTATCTTTCAGCGTATCAATCCAATACTGGACATCTTTGCTGTAAACGAACTTGCCATTCACCGAATCGACAGAGGAAAGTTTTCTAATCATATTCCGCAACTGGTCGGCGGCAATTGAACTGAATGCCCCTGAACCGGTATTGGCCATGACCACGCTAAAGCCTGCAGCGGCGGTCAGCACGCCGGAAACCGGACTACCAGTGCCATTAAGCACCTGATTATCCAGCTCCAGGTCAATAGCGTAACCGAACTGATCAGTCAACATACCGACAATATCGATAGCCGAATCCTGAATCGTTTCTATCGAAATATTAGTTGTCATGCCGGTTAGTTTTTTAGCCTGTAAATGGACCTGAGAGACGGTCGGATTTACGCCAGTCATTTGGGCAGCTTCATCTTTCCATGATGTGGATACGAGCGTCAATTCAGCAGGTAAATACAAGTCGTTTTGACTCATATTTACAATCGTGCATTCATTTAACGCCCAAGTCTTCTCACGAGCCAGCTGGACCATATCCCAAAGATACTCATCGGGCACAAGGTAGCCAACAGTTGCATTGGTAGCGATTGTTAAATCGGTTTTGGTTATCAATTCTTTCAGCCGCATTTGAGCATCACCGGCACCCGCTACTTTGTTTACAGGCAGAACAGCCAAAGACAAATCGAGCACTATCTTTTTGAACCTGGTGTACTCGTCTTCGTTAATTTGGCCGTCCATTGTCCGCAATGCCCGCAAAGGATATTTGCAGGTTTTTATTTTATCACGGAGTTCTTCACCCTGTAAATCCAGTCGCCGGCCGCTGTAAATATCCCTGCTGATAATCGCTGGCAACCTGACCTTACTTACAGGCAATGCCTCAATCTTCGTAAGTCGCTCGTCGATTTTCTTAACTGATTCAGCAAAAGGGGTAATCTCTTGCCGGACCATTCCTTTGACGGCCTCCATACTGTCAGTAAGAGCCGCCTTCACATCCTCAATGCTAAGAACTTTTTCCTTAATGCTAAGAACTTTTTCCTTTTCATCTTCGTCCATATTATTTTACTTCCTTAATTGTCTTGATAATCAATTCACGCAGAGCAACTTTGTCTATGCCGACTTCCGGCTTTGTAAGTGATTTGCTTTGGCTTCCGCCAGCAGCACTCAAAACCTCGTCGATATAACTTTTCTTGTCTGCTTCGAGCATACCCGCAAGTTCGGATATGTTTTCGCTTAATATTTTAAAGACCTTTTCTTTTAGGTCATTTTCTGTTTTGCTTTCTTTTGCGTCCGTCTTGGGTTTTAACAATACCGCTAATTCAGATTCATTCTCGGTCAATATATCGTAAAGCATTTTTCTGAACGATTCTTTGTCGCTACTTTTCAACTCATACGATTCAGGTGTTGTAAAGTCTGAACTTTTTAAGACCAACTCGCATAGTTCCTTCTCGATACCTTCAGCCTGGTTCTGATAGTTTTCCAAAGCCCCCCGATTGCTCGGTATGAGAACCTGAGATACCTCGACAAGTTCGATTTCTGTATATACCCGCCTTGCAAGGTTATCTGCGGTCGGTGTCTTATCTTCCCATTTCTTTGGCATGAACCCTACCGAGTAAGCAGCCATACCTTTGCTCGCCAAATTGAATGCCCAGTCCGCCTCATCATTGCCCTCTCCAACAAAGTATTTGAATCGAGCCTTAACGCCATCCTTGTCGACAGTAACCGATATTGCAGCCCCAATTTGCGAAGTCAATCCCGCATAATAATTATGCGAACTCAACAAAACAGCGTGCTGCATATAGGTAGGTATGCTCTTGGTAAAAGCATCGGGATTGATTATCTCGCTGTCTCTGTCCACCGAGGCTGTCGAAATTAAAGCCTCGACGATATGGTTCTCGATATCGACCGATTTTGTCTCCGCCTTATATGACTTGAATATTTTCTGTATTTGCTTTTTCTCTTTTGCCATTTTTATTTACTCCAAAACCGGAGCGACATTGCACCGGCAATTGCAGACCTCCTCTGGCGGCCCATCACCACCTGGGAAGTCCAGACCATTACTAAATCGCTGACCGACGATCGCAGTCTCACCTTCTATCTGATGTGTCAGCCTTACAAGTTCGTCTCTTGCTGTAAGCCATTCGAGTTTCTCTACGCCGGACTCTTCATAATACAAAACGCTTCCGCCATTTATCGCTCCCGTTGTTTCGGTTCTTGCAATCAACTGTGCCCTGCTCGTTGCCATGTTGTAGACGCCCCGAACCCTGTCTGCTAATTGCGTTATTGTCTCACCCTCTGCAACACCCTCGTCTAAAGCCACTGCAATCTGCTCTTTAATCGTCCTATTGATTCTCGTAATCTTTTTCGATTTATAGGCTAAAAGACTACTGACTCTATTCTTGACCGCTTCGGCATTGGCCTGCTCGCCCGCAATAGCCTCAGCAAAGTCCACGCCTTCGGTAATGCCCGCCAGCAGATGCGGGGCTACACGTTTGATAAGCTCAGCATCCTCGGAATCCCAATTGGCATAAACATCCTTCGTTATTAAATCCCCTTTGCTCTTTTCGATATGAGCAAGCACTCGTTTTCTTTGCTCAAAGAAAAAACGTCTCAAGCTGCTGACAAACCGGACCTCGATATTGCCGTGCAAATTCGCAAACTTGCTTTTTAATAATCCTCTTTTTTCAAGTCGCCGCATTGATTTTGCAGGTTCTATTCTCGCTGGTAACACTTCCAGCGGTGGTGTTTCTGATCCTGCAGGGGCCATAGTGAACGGCACCCACCAACTATCACGCCAGGGCTTATCCTCAAAACCAAGTTGCAATTTCTCATTTACCTCGTTGCCGGTAAATCCCATATCGAATAGAATCTTTGCCGAACTTATCTTGTCTTTGTAATCCTCGACAAAGGCGGGGACGTTCTGAGTATCAAATTTACAATATATATTCGGATTGTACGGCTGAATCAGCATCGAATTGAACGCACTCTCCACCTTACGTAATATCGGCTCTATCGTATAAATCCAGAATATTTTCATCTGGCCGACGAAGGTCGCATAGTTTAAATCTTCGGTGATATTAAACAGGGCCTTCGGTGCCCGCCAGATACCAAGTATTTCCTCACGCGCGAATTTCTTCTGATCCAAAAAGTCCATGTCCTTGTGCGTCGGCTGCTCGTTCTTTAATTGCAGGCCAGCGTGCAGGACGGCGAATTTGAACGCTTTACTTGCCCCCTCGTGCATCTCTTTTACCTTTGCCTCTACGCGGTCTAATTGCTGGTCGGTCAATTTCTGGTCGGAGGTCATGTATGAGCCAAACTGACAGAAATTGTCGAAGAACGCCTTATTGTAAACCAGACTTTGCCAGTCGATGTCGATAATCTTTTTAATAGGTTCGGTCGGAGCAAGCCCCCGCGTGTTCGAGTATGGATTAAAGTCGGAAAAGTGAATCACTTCATCAGCCGGGTACTTATCATTCCCAAGCCGCCATTGCCAAACTAAGCCGTCCTTTTCGTCCTCGTGAAAATCGGATGGATTGAACGTCCACAACTCTGCGGGCAGTTTTCTTGCCCCTGTCATCTGCCCGATACTCTGCTGTTTGACTATGAACGCCTCGCCATAAAGGGCATAAAAGCCGACCACCGCTTGAATAAAATCCATACCGCTCATAAGCGGGTTTGGCTTCTCAAATAATTTCACAAGGTCGTCGGGAAATACCTCGTCCTCGGAATTGTAATCGTAAAAACATAATTCGGCCTGCGGCACGTTATCCGCTATTGCCTTGACCGCTTTGTAGACGCTGCTTATCTGGCTGTAAGGCTTTGTTACCGAGGTACTAATCAAGGACAAGCCCCGCTCAAAAGCCTGAGAGAATATATTCGATGACTTCGCCAAATATCGTTCTGCGATTTTACTCTGCACGTAATCGAGTAGTTTCATAATTTATAATCCTGATAAAGTCCCCCTGTCCTTCGGTGTACGCCTTAACAGCAAGGCATAAACTCCAAAAACAGTCACCATGCCCCTCGTCTGTCTGTAAACTCTGCAAGTCGTTATCGACGTTTATGAGTTGTCTTTTTTGCCGCTCGTCATTCAATAGCCAAATCTTGTTCGCGGTTATAAACTTATCAAGGTCTGCAGCCATCGCAAATTTACTCTTGGCTGAAAATACCAGCGGCTCACATTCACCTTTTAATATTCCTGATTCAGCAAATCCCTCAAACTCACTGCGTGTATTGTCATAGTAAAGCCGCTCGATTTGAAAATGTTCTATAGCTTCGTTAATATATTCTATCTGGCGGGTATAATCCCAGCCGTCCATCCATTTGCTAAGGACCTGAATCATCCGTTGTTTTCTGTCCGGCACTAAGATTGAAAAATGAGAAGGATGGCTTTTCTTTCCAATATCAAACCCACCATAAGCAAACTCTCTAAGCACTGGCTTGGTCCTGCTTAGATCGTAGTTCCTTAGTCTGCCCCGGACAATAGCATCCAGCCTTTGCTCTCCAATGTAACTATCTTCTGACCGGGCCGGGTGTAACTGGATTTCTTTATTGAACGCCTTCTCTCCGATTCTGGCCTTCATGTCCATTAACTTGCTGAATGGGAATTTTTGCGGCCATAACACCTCTTGCGTTGTAAAGTTCTTTACAGCGGGATAAAACTTCGTGCTGTACTCTTTGCGGCCAAGCAAGGTATGAAATAAATCCGCTTGGTCCTGAGTAGTGCCAAAAACGTGTAATTCCTTTTTCGGCATCTGCTCTATTTCTTCAAAGAACAATTGCTCGATTTTCTTTAGCTGCCCGATATCAAGTTTAGTAGACGGGTCTTTGAGTATGTCGTCGACCATTAAGCCGTCCGGGTGCCGGCCTCGGTTAAATGATAAAATGCCTGACGGTATGCACAGGAATTCACAGCCTTTATATTTGCATCGCAAAATACTCTCTGCGATGGTTAGATTTTCATATTCGCTGAATTCTGGCAGTACCGCCAAATATCTTTTGAGTCGCTTAAGGTGATAAGCCGCCAGTCCCTCCAGGTAGCACATATACTCCCACTCTACGAATGGCCGATCCAACTTGTAAAGTTGCCATGCGATATATGCGATAGCCGTTGTGCTCTTCATGTGATACCGAGCTGCTATTGTAGCCGTGCGGTTGTGATTCTGCAGACGGTGACACCACTGGCCGATATGCTTACCAGGCACAAACTCGCCATCGACAATCTTTATCGCCCTGGAGAATACGAAGTGAAAGAATGCCTGAAAATCACTCTTGCACAGATTCTCCATTGCCATAGAGTCGTCTAAAGCTCGCCACAAGCTCTCTTCGCTCTGTAATGGCCTCGTCGCTGTTTCTGTCAGCATCATTATTTTGACCTATCGTGTTAATATTTGTATTTGTAAGACTGACTATTTTCTCGCTGGTCCATAGTTTTTTATAGCGATTGCACAAGATGAATTTAATTGCGGCCAAGTCCCCTGTATCAGCAAGCGAACATAATCTTGTCACGAATCTTAACTTGGCTTTTGATTTCCCCCGCCTTCTTGCCTCTGCTATTTCAGGGTGTTTTTTCTTCCATCTACAGAACGTTGCTTTATTTACTCCGAGATAAGTTGCTATCGTTGCATCGCTTGCGCAAAATGTCGATGCGAGTTTTTCGACATCGTCGATAATGTCAATTTTAAATTTTGGGGGACGACCTACTTTACCGTGGGGGATATACTTCCTTTTTCTCTTCGTCTCTACCAGGACAATCGCATTCTCTTTGCTGTTGGATACAGTTATACTATCCATATCGTAAGATATAACTATATCGCTTGTGATGTAAGCAAGGATTATTCTTCACTAAGTGAAAATCTTTTTTTCACTAATTCGAAGGGCGTATAAGGGGGGTTATAAGGGGGTGTATAGGGACAGAAATTTAAATGTGCAGTAAAATCTCTCAAAAAAAGATATTGTGAGCAGTTGGTCTGCGATAATGGCAAGGCTATCTCACTAAGGATTCGAACCTTCCCTTGCTTCACCTTTTTTCATTTATCAGGCTACATGGCACTATATTTTACAAAAACATTCTTCCAAAAGCTGAATTTCCAGCAGGTCTGATTTTTGCCGACGGCGTCCAGATAACGCCCCGATAACACAATCTTCGTTGCTGTGAATGGGCTGAATGACGACCAAATTTCCCGTCCATTTTTTCTATGGAATATTTTGAATTGGTCATTGACTTTTGGTATCCAGTTTATTCTAATTAAGTTTTTAGTCTTCATTTTTCGCCTACAAAATTTTTGCAAGTAGTATCCCAAAAAGTGATTTGGCCGCATTTTTCACTCTGCACATTATCACATTTTCCCATCGTCGAACTTTTTGGGGTTAAAAAACGACTCCAAACTATAACAATCCAACAGTCGCAGATTTCGCAGCGTTTCTTTTTCATCGTTCGTCCAATCTATAAAAGGCATTTCGGGCAATCTTTGGGGATGCCCTTCCGCCACATTT